GCGGCCACGGCGCCGCGAAGGGCAAGACGGCGGCGACGGCCGTGCGGGTCCCGGTGACCGGCGGGCACGCCGCGGAGAAGGCGGCGCTGCACGCGCAGGCGAAGGCCGACCGGGCGAGGGCAGCGGCGCTGCAGAAGCAGCTCGACGTGCTGAGGCACCAGCTCGCCGCCCATCACCACGCCCACGCCGCCGCGGTGAAGGCGGCGGCGGCGGCGAAGCATCACCGGGCGGCCGCCGCGCATCACGGGACGGCCGCGCGGAAGAAGCGGCGGGCGGCGTCGCTGCAGTCGCGGATCACGTCGCTGCACGGCCAGATCACCCGCCTGCTGGCGCAGGCCACGGCGCTGGACGCGAGGGCGGCGAAGCTGTGAGCGGGAATACCTGTGCGTGGCGTGGATTGGGATAAAATCGGTGAGTGACGAAACCCAAGTACGCCACGGCGGCCGGGCGGCGTGCTGCTCGCAGCGAGAAGGCCAGGAAGCAGATGCTCGCCCAGTGGGAGCGTCAGCGCGAGGAGTCCGGCCAGGAGCTTGGGTATTTCGGGGGCCATCGCCGCGTAAGGACACGGCGCGGGCGCGCTGCCGACCAGCCATGCGTGACGTGCGGATGCCGGGCCCGGCACTGGGCGCAGATCCACGGCACGAGCGGCGCCGACCCTGGCCACTACCAGCCGATGTGCCAGAAGTGTCACTGGGCATACGACGGGGTGGGCGCGCGCACCGTGGAGACGAAGGGCCCCGAAGGGCGCCGGGCTATCGCGGTGAAGGCGTGGGAGACGAAGCGCCGGACGGGCACCCAGGATGCACCTGATTCTTCACTGGCTGGGCCTGGATAGCGCGTCCGGTCCCGCCTACCTCGCCTGGTCCGGTTTCGGCGGTGACGTGGCGATCATCGGGGCGCTGCTCGCGTCGCCGGTCGTGTACTGGCGCCACCACGAGTGCCACGAGCCCCGCTGCCTGCGGCTGGGCCACCCCGTCGAGGGCGTCGTGAGATGCCGCAGGCACCGCAGGAAGGGAACCGATGGCTGAGATCAGCGCGGCAGGCGCCAACGACCTGCCTGACAGCGCCTTCGCCTACATCGAGCCCGGCGGGACGAAGGACGGCTCGGGCCGCACGGTGCCCCGGTCGCTGCGGCACTTCCCGGTTCAGGACGCCGACCACGTCCGCAACGCGCTGTCACGGGCCCCGCAGTCACCGTTCGGCGGCAAGGCCATGCCGAAGATCAAGGCCGCAGCTAAGAAGTTCGGAGTTGACGTGAGCGATAAGCCGGCGGCCAGCGCCTCGCGCGCCGAGCAGGTGTACTTCCGCACCTATGAGCTGGAGGACATCCACGTTGTCCGCTCGGCGCAGGGCGACAGCACCGGCCGCCTGGTCGAGGCCTACGCGGCGGTGTTCAACGTCCCGGCGGAGATCAAGGACTTCGAGGGCCACTACCTGGAGCAGATTGACCCGGCCGCGTTCAACAAGGTGCTCGCTGACGTGTCCCGCTCGAGGGCCGGGTTCGGCAGCGTGAAGGTCTTCTACAACCACGGGATGACGATCCACGGGACGCCGTCGGAGCGGGGCAGCATGCCGATCGGCACGCCGGTCGACATCCGCCCCGAGTCGCGGGGGCTGCTGACGCTGACCAGGTACTCGGAGACCCCGTTCGCCGACGAGATCCTGGAGTCCATCCGCAACGGCGCGATCACCGCGCAGAGCTTCACCGGCCGCATCGTCCGCTCCTCCCCGGAGCTGGGCCGCGGCGAGCGCCAGTACCGGCCCCGCGCCGGGTCGCTGACGACGGTGCGGCGGACGGAGCTCGGGCTGAAGGAGTTCGGCCCGACGCCCGTGCCCGCGTACTCGGGCGCCGAGATGGTCGGCGTCCGCATGTCCGCTCCCGGCACCTGGGAGCCGGACGAGCAGGAGAACGACACCGGCACTTCCCCCGATGAGGAAGCCGCCGCCGGTGAGCCGCTGATCCCCGATGGTGATGAGCACTCGGCCCGGTATCACCAGCACGGCCTCTACGCGCTCCGCAGCAAGGAGCAGCGGGAGAAGGCCGGGCTGGTCTGGTAACCAGACCGAAGGAGGCGCGGAATGACCGCGCTGAAGGAGAAGTCCGAGGAGATGGCCCGCATCAAGGCCGAGCTCCAGCGGATGGAGACAAGCGAGGAGACCACCGAGGAGAACGACGGTGACCTGCGGGACACCCTCATCGACCGGTGGAAGCAGCTCGACGCCGAGACCAAGCCGATCATCGCGCGGATGGAGCAGATCCGGGCGATCACCCGCACGGCCTCCGACGAGGGCAACCTGGAGCGCCCGGACCCGGCCTACAGCGGGAACGGGAACGGCGGCGACGCGAAGCGGACGGTGCAGGGCACCCCGGAGTTCTGGGGCCAGTCGGGCCGCAGCCCGTACGAGGATCTTGACGCGGTACGCAGCCGGGTGGTGACCCGGACGGACCTGCTGTCACGGGGGCTGGGCGCGATCGAGCTGGAGGCCAGGCGGGGGAACCTGTCGCACGACTTCGCCGAGACGGCCACCGTCAAGGCGCAGGGCCGCCCCGACATCGCCCGGCACATCCTGCTGACCGGCTCCGAGGAGTACCAGGAGTCGTTCCGCGCCTACGTCGAGGACCCGCAGGGCATGGCACAGCGTGCCGCGCTGTCGCTGACCCTCGCTAACGGCGGGTACCTGCTGCCGTTCGTGCTCGACCCGACGATCATCCTCACCAACACCGGCTCGGCGAACCCGTGGCGGCGCATCAGCAACGTGAAGCAGACCACGTCCAACACGTGGAACGGCGTCACGTCCGCTGGCGTCAACGCCGGGTGGCTGGCAGAAGGCACGATCGCCGTCGACTCGACCCCGACCGTGGGGAACGTCGCGATCACCCCGCAGAAGGCCGCCGCGTGGGTCTTCGGCTCCTACGAGGTGCTGGAAGACACGGATTTCGGCCAGCAGCTCCCGAGGCTCCTCGCGGACGCCAAGGACCGGCTGGAAGAGGCCGCGTTCGCCACCGGCGCCGGTACCGGCGGCGTCCCCCAGGGCGTCATCACCGGCGCGACGACCGTGGTCACCACGGCGACCACGCTGGTCCTGGCCATCGGCGACGTGTACAACGTGCAGGCCGCGCTGCCGCCGAGGTTCCGTAACGCGCCGGGTGCCGCGTGGGTCGCGAACGTCGCGATCATCAACAAGTTCCGGCAGCTCGACACCGCAGGCGGCGCGTCGTTCTGGACGAACCTCGGCAAGGGCCAGCCGGAGACGCTGCTGGGCGCGCCGATCTACGAGTCGACGACCCTGGTCGGCTCGCTGACGAGCCTCAACCTCATCGGCGTGTTCGGCGACTTCGGCCAGTTCTTCATCATCGATCGTGTCGGAGCCAGCCTTGTTTATGAACCATTGGTCAAGGCCTCAGGTGGGCAGCTTCCGAGCGGCCAGGCTGGCTGGTTCCTCTTTTGGAGGGTAGGGTCACAAGTCGCCGTACCCAACGGATTTAGGGTTATGAAGGCCGCCTAACTCCAAAACGTGTAGACTG